TTGATATGAGTAGCCCATGTACCAGAAGTGGTAACAGTTCCAGCTACTATATCTTTATATAACATATCCAACTGATCTCCTATAGAAGCATAGGTTGTAGAACCATCAGTTGTTCTATCAGTTTGATACTTGATTTGAGCTGCAGCCGTATTAAGTTCAGTTCTTGCAGTATCTATTTTAGATTGCTCAAGAGTTACTGAATTACCATCTTTATCAAACGCACCAGCAGAGTCATCAATAGAAACAACTGTTCCTGCGTATGCCTTGTAAATAGCTTCGTGATCTAGTGCCATAGTGTTTTACCTTAATTATAAAAGATAGCCATTAACCTGCTACCTCCATTACCATTATTGTATTTGAAGAACTGCCAGAATAGCTTGATGCTGTTGTTGAATATCCTGTTCTACCTATATATAAAGTTGAACTTTGTTGTCTTCTCCATTGCAATTTATAAGTAATAGCAGAAGTGGTATTTGGTGAATCAAGAAAAAGAAATGGAACATCATGATAATCATAATAACCATTACCAGCAGACCAGCCCACTAATGAAGTAAATGAAGCATGATTTCCACCTGTACCGTTGCCTATTGCAGTATCAGTACCACCAACACTTCTTATCATTTGAAGATATGCTTCTTCATCTATTCCTGATACTCTCATTGCTACTTGTACCAAAATCTTACTAGACGTAGCACTAGGAGTTATGTTTACACTAAATCCTGATATGTCAGTATAACTTGAGGAAGTAGTACTTACAACACCTGTAAGGACTGTTGATTGAATTTGAAGAATTTTACCTGTAGCAGAGTTTGTAGTAAGGATAGTACCATCACCATCACTAGGTAATTTAAGAGTGCGATCAGATGCAGGGTTACTATCTGGTGCAGCTATGATTACTGAATTACCACCGCTATGTTTTAGTTTGATCTGGCTCATGCTACTACCTCCATAAGAGTAATTGTAGATGCACTTCTTGAATAATCATCAGTATCACTTTCAGAATGTACTCTGTTTAAATATATCGTTTGAGTGCTACTTCCACCATGACTTAATCTTACGCTGTAAGTAATTGCACTTGTACCACCAGCAGTATCTACATATGTACCACCAGCAGTATTTCCTCTTGCAGTATTATTAAATCCAACTTGTAAAGAAGTTCTATTTTTATTTCCATCGGCATCACCAATAGAACCTGTCAGAACTGACCCTGCTTTGTATATAGTTATATTTCCTCTTGAAGTTGTCGATGAACCTAAAAAACAATTAACTGCAATATGAATTTTATTACTGGCACTACTTGGGGTAATAGACAGACTCATAGCGTCAGCACTAAATGCACCAGAAGCTAGACTTTCAGAAAACACATCTGTTTTTGTTGTAGTAATAACTTGAATGACAGATCCACTAGCCATAGCTGAATCTGGCAAAGTTGTTAATCCTGTAATAGTTCCGTTTCCGTTAAATGTTATAGGCATAATTAAACTACTGTATAGACACTACCAGAACTGATAGTTAAGGTGACTCCGCTACTAACGGAAACTGGCCCTGCACTCATTCCATTAGTACCTGACGCAATCGTGTGAGTTGAACTAATAGTAGCACTATTCTCATAGATAGCACCACCAGCTACCGTTGCTGTAGTAGAAATACCAGTAAGATTAGATCCATCTATTGCAGGTAATGTACCAGTTATGTTTGCAGCAGGGATATTAGTTAAATTAGCTGCACTTATCGCAGGTAATGTACCTGTAATATTAGCAGCAGGTATCGCTGTTAAGTTAGCTGCTGAAGCTGCTGGTAACGTAGCAGGGAATCTAGCATCTGGTACAGTTCCAGAAGTTAAATTAGATGCACTTAAAGCTGTTAAATCTATTGCAGACCAAGATGTATTTCCGTTTGCATCAGTAGTTAAGAACTGACCATTCTGTATATTTTGAGGAAATGTAAAAGTATAACTTGCAGCAGCACTATGAGGAGGTGATTTAAGTTTTATACCATGAGAGTTTTCAGCACAGTTAAGTTGTATGTAACCTTCTGTAGATCCAGAAGTACCTTTAGCTTCAAAACTTGGTAAAGAAGATGTTGATATTGCATTAATCTTATCTCTTGTAACAGCATCATTATCTATTGTAAAAATTGAACCAGAACCAGAAACAGTAATATCACCTTTATCTCCATCTGTTAAATTACCACCTCCACCTCCAGTATTAGCATCATCAGCAATAATAAAAGTACTGCTTGATGCTTGATATTTAAGTATCTTGCCATCAGCCACACCAGAAGTATTAACATCTGACAGATCATTTAAAGCACTTGGTATGGTTGGTTTATTAAGGATTACAGCATCACCAGAAGTAGCATTAAAGTCGGACTGTACGTTTACTTCAGCACCAGTAGCTATACCTGATAGCTTTGTTTTCTCTGCATCAGTAAAGGCATTAGTATCGGAATTTGCTTCATAAGCTGTCTTTATCTCAGCATTAGATTGATCGGCAGTTGCATTAGATTCTATATTATTTAATTTAGTATGGTCTGCATCAGTAAACACGTTGCTATCACTAGCACTTTCTACAAGTGTTCTTATTTCACTAGCTGTCTGATCTGCGGTTGCTCCTTCTTCAATTCCACTTAATTTATCTGTAATTTCTTGTTGAGCAAATAATATTTGATCTGCGTTTGTATCTAAATCTGTTTCAGTTAAAACACTACCATCTGTAAAATCTACTTTCTTTGTACTGATATTTGTATCTCTAGTAAATTTAATATTACCTGTACCAGAAGGGGGTATGTTACCAGAAGTAAAAGTAAGAGTAGAACCAGTTATTGTATAGTGTGTACCTAATGTTTTTAATACTCCTCCTACTGTTACATCAACTTCACTATCAGCTAAGAATGAAAATGATATAGCAAAGTTAGCTTGACTACCTGTGCCATTATGAGTCTGCGTTGTTGCGGTGGTGTTAGTAGCCATAATTAAAACCTTTTAAAGTTAAGTTGATCTAAAATAGTTTCTACTTCATTATTATAATTCGTTTGTTGATCTAGTTTTACATTTATTCTATCTTCTAAATCTTCTTCGCTATAAGTTGCTTTCAAATAATTTTCAATACCTGAGTTTATAAATTCTTGATTTAATTTATTTAATACTTTATATATTCTATCTGCTGCTATTTGCCCTTCATTTGATCTTAAACCATATCTTTCAATTTGTTGTTTATTAGCTTCATAATTGTACTGACCAGCAGAAAATCCTTTTTCAGTTAATTCAAGTTCACCTTTTAGATAAGCTTTCATAGCATCAGCAATATTATAATTTTTTCCTCCATAATTTAAAATACTTGTATTTACATATTTTCTTAAGTTGTTATATTCTATTGTATCTAATTTTATTTCCTTAAAAAATTTACTACTAAAATTAGAGTTCTTTACAAAGCTTTTTACTTTGCTACCTCTAATAACATTAGGTGGTTCTGGAATTAATCTGCCAATTGTATAAGTTGCTTCGTGTATTAAATTATTATTACTTTTTGAAAATTTTGCATTTGTAAATAAATTAAAACCTTGTCTTGAAGGATATGTAATTACATCATTTGTTATATGTTCTACTTGAAAAGGTAAATCTCCACCAACATTTGAAGGTACATATTGTTTTGCTTCTTGAACTAATCCATGTAAATACTGTAGTTGAGTATTTACTGCGTTATAGTCAAAATCCGACAAACCTAATTTATCTTCATTTGTTAAAAATCTAAAGTTTTTTAGATTCCTTGTTAAATCAGCAAAATCTCCTGAGTATGTTTTTTTATCAAGTTTTGCAAACAACCTAATAATTCTTTTATTCTTAACATTACCTAAGCTTATTTCTTTACCAAGCACTTCTATTGCATATTTAGTAATACCTTCTGAACCCTCTTTTCTAAGTCTTTGTGCTGTTTCTTCATCTACTCCTAAAAGGTTTGCTGCTATATCTGCTGGCATACGTTGTAAATCTTCAATTAGACTACTGTAAGGAGTAACAGAAGATTCAAATAATCTAGATAGGTAAGCTATATTTCTTTGCCTTTGATAACTTATAGTATCTTCTGGATCTTGATCACCACTTGTTACTTCTGGTAAAGCTGAAAAGAAATCCATTGTTTCAGATATTTGTTGAACATAACTTTTATTTGTAAAGTTACGACCTATAAAAGCAGACCAACCAATAGTAAATTCATCATATATTCTGTCTTGTTTTTTAGTAAAGAATGGAGACATACCTTGAAAGTCAACCCATAATTTTATAAAAGATGCTACTGGGTCTGCCAAGGTTTCAAAAGATACATAAGTATATTTTGGTTTTCCATCTTCATCAAATAATATTTCTCCATCTTCGTCATATAATAAATATGCTCTTGAGTATGGCAACCAACCACTTTTTAAAAGAGAGATATATTTAGCAGCACCTTCTTTTGTAAAGTAATTAGGACCACCATCAGTTAAAAATGTTTTTGGTATTTCATCTTCACTATCATATTCACTTGAACTTATAAACTCACTTGCTGGTTGGTATATCTGGTTATAAGCTAAACCAGCTAAAATTAAACCAAAAGCATTACCAACATAGATTTGACCTCTTGTAGTTGTACGAACTTGAGGATCAGGACTTCTGAGGTCTGCTGCTATTTCTGGTAAAAGAATACGATTAATAGGATTATAGTTTGTTCTACCACCAAATCTTGCAGGTGTATTGACTATAGGTACATACCTCATAACATCTTTAATTAAATTAGTTGGTGTTCTTGTAAACTTAAATAATGTTCTTACAGGTGGAAATTGTATTGCTAGATTATTTATTTCTTCTGCAAAAAAACCAAGTGGATCTGTAACATCATCACTACGACCACCTCTTATTTGTTGTGTGTATGTAATTTCTTTACCAAAGTTTTTAGCTCTTTGAAATATTTTAGCAAGAACAGGATCGTCAATAAATTCTCTTGGACCTATACCTTCTTTACTAAATAAGTTTTCTTCTAAAGGTTTTAATCTTCCTAATGGTCCTTCTTGTCCTTTTAATATGTACTGAGTAACTCCATCAATACTACCTTTAATATAATCATCTAAGTCTTGCCCTTTTAAACCTTTTTTTATTCCTTCTAACGTTGCATGATAAGCAGTTGAAGCAATAATATTTGGTGTTTGTATTAAAGCATCATTAGATGTCATTAATCTGCTAGGAAGTCTTATCGCTTTTCCTGTTGTATTAATAGCTGTTCTTAAAGGAAAGAAAGAATTTTCAGATGAAATAACAAATCTTTGACCTGTATCAATTTTAGAGTTACCAACATTTACAAAGTTATCTTCCATATCCCATGATCTTTTCCATACTCTTAATGAAAAATCAAAGTTATAGAGTAATGCAAATAAATGTCTTTTAGCAGCTTCAAGTGCTTCTTGTCTTACTAAACCTTTTCCATTTTCAACATCTAAAGTACCACCAAAATTTTCTAAGGCTTTAAAAAATGTTTTTACAATACCAGATTTTAAGTTTACTATTTGAGAAGGAGGACCAGACAAAACTCCATTAATACCTACTTCATTAATAACTCTTGAAGTTTGACTTCCAACTTTTAAAAACTTACCAAAAGCATCATCATTATATAATTTGACCATTTTTTCTATACTGCCACTTGCATCTTTCATATCTTGTGCAACTTTTATAACAGCAGAATAATCACCAGTTTCATGTCCTTCTTTTATTTTTGCTAATAAATTTGTTTGAAAGTCTGCACTTTGATCTAGTAATTTATTAAGACTTGGAGAAATATCTACATTCTGTTGTGTTAAATTTTTCTTTTCTAAAGGACTTAGCTTCATAACTTCAGCAGGTGTCATGCCTTCTATACCTTCTATACCTTTAATTTTAAAAGCGTTCATAGCTCTACCTAGTCTTGTTCCTAAAGGAATACCCATGCCTAACCAATCATCTACTAATTTTTCACCTTCAATTATTTTTGCACCTGCTTTATCTATAGCAGTTTGACTTTTTTTAGTATTTTTACCAGCGTTTTTCTTTATAGTATCTAAAAAGTTTTGAGTTGAATTTGCAACTCTATCTGTAGCTATTTGTAATCCTTGATTGTTTATAACAACTTCTTCTTCTGTTGGTAGTTTGCCTTCTAGTAATGCTTTTCTTTTTGTATATTCAGTTATAAATTTAAGACGTTTTGGATCACCTGTAATTTTGCCTTTACTATCAATCATTTTACTTATTCCACCTTCTTGAGTCTCAAATTGACTTTTTCTTTCAGCACCTTTAAAACCACCTTCTTCTTTTTTTGTTCTTATCTTTTGCGTTACAAAATCTTGTTTACCTTTTTTCATATCTTTAATACGATTCATCTTTTGAGGATTTACTTGTGTGTTACCTAAATCTAAATCACCTTCACTATCTAGTTTGTTTAATGGTGTTTGTACTTTATTTGCAAAGTCTTTAAGTATTGGTACTTCTAAATTTAAACCGCTTGTATTTGCAACTGAAGCACTAGCACTTCCAGTTTGTTCTTTTACTATTGATTTAAGTTTTGCGTGTACTTTATCTCCATGTAATCTAACTTCTTTTTCTGTAAAGCCTTGATCTAAAAATACTTTTAAAATCTTTCCATCATTTTGTGCTTTTACTTTTCTTCCATTTCTTAAAGACCAAGACAACTTATCAAAGTCAGATTGAAATTGTAAATTTGCTGAGCCATAACGAGGTTTAGTTCTTTTGTAAGCTTCTGGTGCTGTAAAGGTTAGTTCTTGTGTGACCTCTGTTTGAACTGTTGGTGTTTGCTCTGTTGTTGTTTGCTTTCGTTTACTAATTTCTTGATCTAATTTATCAGTATCTACACCTTCTTGTTTTAATTTTTGTTTTTGTTTTTTTGATACTGTATCTATATTTTTAACTGCATCATTAATAGTTTTGTTATCTTGTTTAGTTAATATAGCATCTGCTTCTACGTTTGTTTTACCTTCAATCTTTTTGAAAATACCATTCAATCCATCTAAAGATCCTTTAAAACCAGCACCAAAAGCACCACCAAAACCTAGACTTAATAAATATTCATCACGAGTTACATCATCTCCTAATAAATCTCTAAGGAAAGTTTCACCCACACCAAAGCCAGCACCAAAAGCACCACTCTTTGCAATACCTTTAACACCTTTTGCTGTTGTGCCAGCAGGTATTATTTGTACAAGACCAGCAGCTATAGCTTCAGCTTGACTTATTTTTTTTACACCCCTAGCTTTTTGTGCTGCGATATTTGCATAGTAACCAACAGCAAATTGACCTCCACCATAAGCTGCGATACCTAAAGGACCAAGAGTTAATAATGGAGCAAAAGCTAAATCAGCACCTATACCAGTACTAATTTCTATACCTAAACCTTTTGCTAAACCTGTTAAATCTTGTTGAGGTTTTTCTTCTGTAAAGTCATTAAAAATATTATTTGTAATACTAAAATCTTCTGAAGCAAAATCAAAAGGTTCTTCATTAAAAAAAGTTTCATTTATATATTCATCAAAGTTATAGGAAGGTTTATAATTAGTTTCTTTAAAAACATTTGTAAAGTTAGAAGAATTTACAACATTAGTGTTTAAAGATTGTGCATTTTTATTATTTTCTTCTTCAACTAATTTATTTAATTGTAAATTTAAATCTTCTTCGTTGTTGTTAAGAAGATTGTTAATACTTGAGTCTGTCATTAGATTTTTAATAATTCTTTACGAGCATTTTGCAATGCTGTTTTTAGTTTAGTTAAATCAATATTAGCTTTATTTCTACCTTCGTCATTATCATGTACACCTTTACCTAATGAGTTAGGTGCAGCAGCAAATTCATCAGCTAAAGAATCAAGTGCTGCGTCTAAATCATTTGATATACCCATTAGGTAATCACTAATATCTGATCTTAAAAGTGTATTAGCTATTCTTGCCCAAAATAATCTATCTTGTACGTCTTTAGAAAACTTAACATCACCACTTAATCCAGCCCTAGTCATAGCTTCTTTTAAAGGTTCGGGAGTAAATTGATATGCACCTACAGCAAATACCCCATCATTTTTTTGCATTTCCATAATTTGATTTATAGTCATACTTTCTAAGTTGGGTATGACTTTAGCTGAATCTGTTGTACCATAATTAACAACATTATATCTGTTGCTGCTTTCTCCATCTCTAATAATTGATGCTAGTCCACCATGATCCGTAAAAGGTAATATTTCAGTAGATTTAAAATCAAATTTATCATTTATAGGATTGTATCTTATCTTTAATTTTTGTTTAGGTTGAATTAAATCAGATTTTAAATTGTTATCTTCTTTTAATTGATCGACTGTAATATTAAATTCTTTTGCTATTACAGATAAGTTATCTCCTGATTTAACAATATAAGTTTTAGATTTGCTTTCGTATAACTCTAAAGCTTTTTCTTGTGCATCTTCTCTTTCAATAATTTCTTTTGCTTCTTCATCTGAAACTTCCGTAACAGCACCAGCTTCTAAATCATCTGTTAATAATTTTTTATTCTTATCTATTGTTTTTTTGTTTTCAAAGTTTTGGTTGTAAAGTTTGTAATTAAAGTTTTCAAAAGAATCTATGTTCAATTTATCTTTAAGTCCTAAACCATCTTGTGTTAAACCACCATTCATAGATACAACTATAGTATTTGCATTTGTCTTAAATTTACTTGGATCTACTTCGTTAAATAGTTTTGTTTCTTTATCGTATATCAATACTTTCTGTTGATCTAAATTAACTGTTCTACCTTTACCATCTCCACTATCATTTGTTTTTTCTTGTATTACTGGTACTGGCTGTGTAAAATCTAAAGCTGAATCATAAAATTCATATTGACCAAATACTTTAGGATTTTTAATTTTTCTTATTTCTCCTAAATACCAGTTTCTTACAGTCATATTTTTATCATCATCAGTTGTAAATGTACCAGTAAGACCTCCATATTGTTTTACTAATCTATTAAGTTCTAAATTCAAATCTTCCATTTTATCAACAGTAGGTTGATCTCCTATAAATGAAACTCCATAATCATTAGTTTTACCTACAGTTTTTAAACCATATTTTTTAAGGTTTGCAACTTCTGGAAATCTTGAATCTAAACTTTTACCTTCTGTTTCACCTAAATATTCTTTTAATTTAGTATATTTTGCTCTATCTTCTTTAGAAGCATTTGGTCCTAAAGCTAACATTACATCATTTAATTGATTTAAACCTTCTGTCTGTGTAACTTCTCCTTGATCGTATCTTTGTTCTAAATCAAAAAAGAAATTATCAACACTAAAATTTCTTAAATCATACTGTTTATATAAAAAATCAATCTCTTCTGGATATTCATTTGCTAATCCTTCTAATAAATTACCTACTTGTTTGTAGTACATTGTTGCTTTTTTTATATTAAAACTTCCGTCTTGATTTTCAAAATTAGTAAATGAAAAATTTATGTTGTTAAGAGTATTAGTTATATTTTCTTGATCTTGTTGTCTTTGAAAAGCGTTTTGATTTTTTATAGCAGTTGCTTTTTTCTTATTTATATCACTCATAAATGTTTCAATTTTATCTTCTCCATCTTGTATATAAAAATTTCTTAAAGGTTGATTATTAGTAACTTTTAAATTACCTATCCAATTAATATATTCTTGTATTTCTTCTTCTGCTACTTCCATATCAAGATTATTATTTTCGTAATAATCAAATATTTGCAAGATGTTTGTTTTCATAACATCTATTATTTTGCTTGGAGAAACACTACTACTTAATCCAATTTTCACCATATAATTAATATTGTCTTGTAATTCATTTAAAGATAAAACTTCTGCTGTAGATAATCCATTCTTTGATTTATTATCTTCTATTAAATTATTTTCTATATTGTCATTGATGTTATCAATACTAAACCAAGAGTTTAATATTGAATTATTAAATAGTAGATTTGCTTGTTTAATTTTTGCATCTGCTAAATTTTCTTGTTGTTTTTTATAAACTTTTTCTAAAGCTAAATTTTGTTTAGGTAATAAGAATTGATTTACTATCTCTGGTCTTATTCCTCTTGTATTCATCAAAGATGTTTCTTGAAACTCATTTACTGCTTGTTGAAATTCATTAGAGTTAGTATCAAATTGAGATAAAGGTTTTTGAATAGTCTGTCCATTTGGTAATGCAACATCTACTACATATTCATCAAAAAACTTTTTAGTTTTAGCTTCACTAGCATTACCTAAATTAATTGCTAGTTGTTTTTCAATTCCGTATTGTGTATAAATATTTCCACCAACAAAATTCCTAGCAAATCTTTTACCTTCTTTTTTCTCTAATTCTTTTCTAAGCTTATCTATACCTTCTGGATCAGACCCTAAGACCTGTAACTGACCTTGTTGTATTCCTTCTTGTTTTGCTTTTTCTATTTGAAAGCTAACAAACTTTTGTAGAGTAGGGTTTATCTCAGCCATAGTTTCAGCTAAGGCCATAAGGTTTGTTTTAGGTTGCACTCTTACAGGAGAAACAAATGTACTTACTGGTTGCCTTGAACTCTCGAAAGCTGTGCTTTGAAAACTGTCTGTCATTATCCTGAAGGTAGTGATTTTAAACCAAGGCTTAAACCTTGAGTACCGATACTTAACAAGGTTTGACCAAGTGAAGGTATCGCATTGTAAGCTTGATTTATATTACTCTGCAAATTATTTCTTCTAGTGTCAAATTGTGCTTCTGTTTGTTGAATATTAAAAGCATACTGTCTATTCATTGATTCAAGACTTTGATTAATACTTTTTCTATAGTTAGCACCTTGTTTTTCGTTATCTTGTAATAACAAACCTATAGTCGTACCAGCACGTTCAGAAGCTAATATCTGTCTGCTACGTTGTAAGTTTACTATATTCTTTGCAAATATATCTTGTGCTGCACTCTTCTCTTGCTCTGCTTTCCTTTCTGCTAAAGCTAGTTGTTGCTGTCTCTTGTCATCTTCTGCTGATCTGTTAGCAGCTAAAGATGTCTGATAAGTTTGTCTAGCAGTTTGTTGTTTAGCTCGCCTACCTAAGAAAGCATTAGCAGCAGTAAGACCTAAGCCTATATTAAATGTTGTTGCAGCAGACAGGCCAAGTAATCCTGTACCTGCTGCTGTAGAAGCTGGACCTAATAATGCAGCACCAACACACATTTAAGCTATCCTCAAAAATTCGTAGAATGGTTTGTTTGATGTACCATATTCTTTATGGTAATTAATAAATGTAAAACCAAGTGTCTTTAACCACTTTATAGCAGATGTATTCTCTGCATATACATAATTATAAAGCATATTATATCTTGTCAAAAGATTATCAACCCATTCTCTACCTTGTCTTATTAACTGTATTCTATATTTTTTATTATTAAACAGTTCATCTGTAGCAACCATCCATATACAACCATCTTTATATACACCACATAAACCTATTGGATTGTCATAATCATCTGCAATAGTCATATTGATTTGACTACCTAAAAATGTAAAGCTCAACGCATCTTCTGGTGTCATTCCTGTTTGATAATGTGCTTCTATTTTATCCATAACTCTCATATTATTAACTACATGTTTAAAGTCTATTAATTTTGTTTTTCTTAAATAACCCATTAACCTCTTCTTGAACTCCTAACATGAAAGACTCCTTCATATTCTGCACTAGCTAACCGAGTTGGCAAGAAGGTATTATTTTTTACGTCTATATTTACCCTGTCTGATTTACTCATAATTGGTACTTTAAATGTGCCAGTATCTAAATTTATCTCTCCAATAGCAGAGGAAGCTGTACCAAGCAAACGACCAGTAAATCTATGAATACTTGTATCTCTATTTTCTGGTGTTACTTCTACTTGAAAGAAACCAGCATCTTCATATTTAAAATAAAAATGATGTATTTGTAACCTGCCACTAATTATTTCTGGTGTACCCCCACCAGAGTTGGCTTTTTGTTTACTAAATCTATAGTGCATTTCATAAGGTTCACCAATAATAAACTTACTATTTCTAAAATCTCCTGTAGCTGTAATGGTAGAAGTAGAACCATTAGTAGTGTTTGTAGTTTGCAAGACCTGACCTGATACTAAAGTTTTTGTATTGCCTTGAGCATCTACAAAAGTACTTGTTTCTCCTGTACCTAAATACCTGCCTACAACTGTCATATTAGCTCTTAGTCTATATGGAACTGTAAAGGTAGTAAGACCTGTACCAGAGCTATAAGAGACTGATACACCGCTAGTTGCCTCTGTAACTTTATGATCTAAGTGGTATTCAAAGGTTGAGTTAGGTTCTCTAAAGTCTGTTTCAAAAGGTATTTTTTCTAAAGTTACTTTGTTTGCTTCTTCTATTACTGCAAATAAATCTGTGCCAATAAAATCTACATTTAGAATTGATCTATTTGAATTAATAGTAAAAGTAAACCAAGCGTTTAATTGTTTTGAAAAACCATCTCCATATACCCAACGGTTTATATAAAGTTTATTTGGATTATCAGTACCTAATAAAACTAAAATATCTTGGTTATTTGATACAGCCATTTTATATATACCACTAGGTATCAGTCTTGGTACATGAATAGTGATATTAGATGCATCTCTTATTTGTGAATCTCCTTGTATGATATATTCTCTTACACCAGCAAAAGATCCTTTCTTAGTTAAAAAATAAATAGAAGTACCAGAACCAACAGGGTTTGCATCAGCACTACTTTCAAATTCTGTGGCGACTAATACGTTAGCTGTTTTAGGTGTAAGATTATCTGCTGAAGCTGTTAAAACAAATTGTGTTTGTTCTGAAAATAATATTAGTCTTTCTCCTATGGTTACTGCACTTCTTAAGATCGCTACTTTTGTATGAGAAGCAGCTACATCTATAGGTTCACTATCTAATACTGATATAACAGTCTCAGGAAAGAAGTTAAAAAATTCTGATACACGACTAAGAATTACATTGTCACCTGCAAGAAAGCCTAATCTATTTCTAAAAAAGAATACGTTATTAATTTTATTACCAATAAAAGAAGGGTTAGGTGCTGATATAAGATCACCTACAGTTCTTTCACCCCAAACAGGAAGATCAAATGATTGACCACTTGCTGTATAAGTATCTCCATCTACTCTTGCAAATCTAAAATTACCATCAGCCTGACGTATAAGAACGTGTGGCATGGTTGCATAATCAAACTTAAATGTAATACCAGACTCTACTGTTTCTTCCCATTGCCCTTCTTCAAAAGCTCCTCCATTATTGGTTACAAACTTAACGTAATAATTATCAAAGTTAGTATCTTCATCTCCTTTAACTTCTACAACATATCCATTAGGTGAAACAGCAGGTAGATCAGTAAATCTTTGAACTGTATCTTTTATTATCGTCATCTTTGTATCACCTTGAGTATCACTTCCATCTATAGAAAAATTACTACCATCATTTTTTTTGATATGTAAAACAGGTCCATTCTGTGCAATAGTAAAACCAGTTAAAGCAGAATTTAAACTGGTTCTTAAACTTGTTGCTACAGTATCGGTGCTTAAAGGACTATCGCCACTTGTGTTTTTAGTGACTGTATTACCATCGACTGTTACAGAATAAGTAGTTGAAGCTGTAGCTTGATTAATAAATACAATAGCTTGAGTATCAGTACCAGCAGATAAAGCACTATCCATAGCTGCTGTAATACTTGTATTAACAACAAAAGTGAAGTCAGCAATAGTTACAGTTTTTATAACGGATCTTGGTGTACTTGTATTTAGATAAGTAGTACCATCAGGTTTATTTACAGTTAGTTCCGTACCATCTAATTCATATACTTTGACATTACCATTACTAAATATTGCTACATACTGTTCGTTTGCATCTCTATTAATAGTTTGTATATGAACATTACCTAGTGTTGAATTAGATAAGCTAGTTACAAACTGTAAGCCAGATCGTTTTGTAAGACCCAAGACAGGGTTACTATCAGCATTGTCTTGTATCTCAGCATGATCTGGTTGTTTCATCAGATCAGCAGCTTGTGAGACTCCTCTTAGTAAAGTAGGAATAGCTTTAGAAACAACTACCATAACTATCTAATTAATGCTCTTGAAGGATTGTAAGTATCAAAGACATTTGTTAAAGAAGGATCTCCTCTAAGAATGTTATGATCTCCATTACTTAAATCTGTTTCCATTAGTATAGCTCTAGCTCTTTCTTCGTCTTGTTGTGTATAAGTTCTAAGTCCTTGATCGCTTACCAACCTGTCAACAAAAACCCTTGCAGCTTTTATTGTTATATAATATCTAGCTGGTTCTGGTATTTCATCAAAGTCTCTTAAATATACAACAGTACAAATTAAGTCTTCATCAAATTCAAACTTATTATTTAATCTGTCATATAGCTTTAAACCTCTTTGTATTGCATCAACTGTTGTATGTTGATGAATATTAGGATCTACTCTTAAGGCATCTATAGGCAGATTTATTTTATTAGATCCATCTCTAGTAAGAGTTACATCTATTTCAGTATTAAAAGACCAACCTTCCATCTGAACCTTTTTATTTATTTCGTTCAAAGTAGATTGTGCGATCTTTGCATCAACAGGAAGTGTACCTGTCAAAGAGTTGATAGGAGCTTCACCAATAGCAGACAACATAATGTTGATTGCTTCAAGCTCTGTAGTTGCTGCTACTGCCATAATTAGTATTTAATTTTTAAAGAATCTCTACCACCCATTTTCTTTTTCTTTTTTTTCTTTGATCCGTAAGCCATAGTGTTCTCCTTTAAGCTTTGCCTTTATTGTACTGAATAATTATCTGCTTATCTTTTGTGCTGAATGGACCTTTACCTCCCAAGCGTCTTAAAGCTGCCCTGTATTCTGCTTCAGTAATACCTGCAATCTTTAAACTGTTTCGTGTTTGTTTCTTTGGCATGATTGAATTTTGTAAAAGAAAAGAGTACCCATTGCTGAGTACCCTTCATTGTTAATTAAGATGCAGCAAGTTTAATTGTTGCAGCACATTCTGGTCTTAAGATGCCATGACCTAACGCATACTTAGCAACCATTAAGGTTCCTTGATACATTATTCCATAATCAGAACCAGAGATTTCAGTTGTCATATCCATCAACTTAACTGTACCAACAGCAGATTTGTGGAATACTAAACCGATAGTCTTACTATCGTCACCTGAGTAAGTGTTGTTCGCACCACTTGGGTTAGAAGATACGTTTGTTTGAGGTACGTTGTTGCTCATCATTACAGGAATACCTGCGACTTGTTGAACACGACCAGAAGCAAATGAACCATTACCTTGTGGGTTGAAGTCAACATCTACTGTTCTTGTAGCAGACTCAGCAAGTTTGTAGTACTCAGCAGGTGGTAGTACACAGAAACGATCTGTTGGAGGAATGTCTCTTTCGTCAAATGCCTGTGCAATATCATAAATAGCACCAGCTATTTCATCTCCTGTAATACCAGCAGATGTTGTATTACCAGCACCATTTGGGAAAGCAGAAACTATACCACCATTACCACCACTAAGGTTAGTAGAAGCTCTGGAAGCGTTAGCGATTTGCTTCGCTACGTTTTGGTCATAAGTTCTGGCAAGTGCCTTACCTAGTTCATCAGCGTAAGTAGCTCTTACGTCATAATGATTTTTGAGTTCATCTATGTTAGCAATGAAACTCTGTGCAATTAATAGATCATCAATGTTGATAATCTTTTCGTTTGCCTTGATTTGGTTTGCTCCTACAAGTGGAGTTCCTACTGTGTGATATGCAGCAGTAGCAGTTCCTAATACTGGGAATTGTGCTGACTTACCACTTGTGATAGTACGAACTGAATGTAGTTGCTCGTTAAAGATATTGTTTCTGGCAAATGCAGTTAGCACCTCGCCACTAAATACCTTTAAAAAAAGTGCATCAAATGATGTACCTGTATTATTAACCAAACCAAGACGAGATACTGTGGCGTTAGCCATAGGAAAACTCCTTGATTAAATTTACAAATTTGAGAAACCAACTTCGTTTCGATCCTTTCTCACAAGTGGTATCTGACGCATCAGGCACTTTAGATATTTAGATTTCTACTCTGTTAATTTATACTGACCCACAATTCCACTTCCTTAAAGCAAGGGCTTTGCGAGTTAGCTTGCCATCTTTTTTTAATGGTCCTTTTGCAGCAAACATTCTTGCACAAAAAGATTTTCTTCTTGCTTTTTGTCTGGGCGAAAGACCACTTTTTTTTGTGACAGGTGCTTGCAAGTTACTACCTGTCTTAGCATTAAGATAATCTCTACCTTTAGCACTAAGCCCTCCTGTAGGATTTTTATGCTCTTTGCGTAGAGAAACTCCTTTTGCCATAAAAAATGTAAGCTATTTAAAATATAACACCCTTATGCAATCTTTAAACTATCTCTTCCTTTTCTTCTTTTAAAATTTTTAGTAATTCTTTTTCTGCTAGTTTTTTCTTTTTTAAATCTTGCTGTTTCAGCTTTACTTAATTCACTTCTTGTTTTTGGTGTTTTACTACTAACTCTTTTAGATGGTCTGCAAGCAGGGTAAGGACGTCCATCTCCTTTAGTACGTCCACAGTCTTTACCTGTCTTGACATCAACCCACTTTTCTTTGAACCATCTGCGTAAACTCATTTGCCTACTTTCTTCATAGCTATTTTATGAGCTTCATTAAAAGATTTACCACCTCTCATAAGTGTACGCATTTCAGACATGTGCTTCTTTGTGTGATGTGCTGAATGTGCTTGCAGCTTTACGATCTGCTTGTTAGTTAGCTTTGCCATTTTTGTTTTTGTTTTAGTGGCATGATTAAGCAACCCTCAATGATTTTCTAGTGTAACCAGATGCAGTTCTTTTCTTACCATCTGGTCCTTTGATGTTTCCTTTGCAGACTCTTACAGCATAGGCATTAGCGTAAGCCGAAGGATATACCTTGAACTTACGCTTTGCTGCTGCTTTACCTCTGGCACATAGCTTAGTCATTATCCAAAGACTGAACTGTTTTCTAATCTTGCATGTACATTTTGTGTATATGCTGCATCTTTATTGTACCTTGGATCACTCATAGCAGCAGTAACTTCTGCACCAGTTTGAAATGGTATTGGTCCACTTGATGCAGGTTTTCCTGTGACGAGGTTTGGTTCTACTCCCATAGCATTTTGGTATTGTGTGTAAAGTCCTTGAACCATCATCTTAAGTTGTGGTCCTGTCATTGTGTTAGTTGCATCATTAAATCCTTTGATTTCATCTTTCGGTAGATTCTCTAATGCCCAACTAACCATCTTGCCATAGGCTTCATCTCCACCTATAGATTCTCTAATATCTTTTACTTCTTGTGTAGGCAGTTCACCAGCAGCACCCTCTTCACCATCTACATATCCCATCTCTGCTGCCCTACCAGTAAGGTAAGTATCAACAGCGTTCTTAGATAGACCAGCATCTAATAAAGATTGATACATCTCTTCTGGTATCTCACCTTCATTTTTGTGAAACTCTGCACTAATTTTATAAGGATCAATATTATTTTCCTTAAATATTTCGCTTAAAGTTTCACCATAATTTTCTACTATAGACTCTTGATTTACTGTGCCATCTTCTAGGTAATACTCTTCGTAACCTTCTGGCAATCCTACATCTTCTGTAGATTCAGAGACTTCTGATTCTGTTGTCTCTTCTCTAGTCTGTTCAATAGAACCTAGTTTGCCCTCTAGCTCTTTATAGCTACGAGCCATGTCTTCAACAGTTTTAAACTTGCCAGCATACAAACCATTATCATCTTTTAAACCTTCCAAGTCTTGTGCAGACATTGGTGGTGTTTCAGAAACATTTAATTGTGATGAAGTCATAAAAAAATTGTTAGTTAAAAGTTAATATATTCCCATTTTTAGTAACAACATCTCCTTTGTTACCAGAAACAGGGTTAGGATCATTCACTCCTAATTGAGAAACTACTGCTTTAGCTTCTTCTTTCTTTGGAGCTTCTTCATTGTTGTTGGATTTCTTGGTCGGCATCTTGTGTTTCCTCCTGTAGTTGAGCTGCCTGTGCATTGTTCTTAGGATCTAATAATTTAGAACCCAAGGCAGCAGGTCCAAGACTTTGGATTAACTGCTGTTGTGCAGCAGCTTGTTGCTCTTCTTGAATCTGCTCAGGTGTTTTGACTAGGTTAGCAGTATCAATTCCGATACTGGTAGCTAGTCTTTTAACTGCTTCGTCTACGTTTACATACTGTCGCATCACATCAGGTCCAAGAGCTTGAGCTATCGTTCCAATAAATTCGATCAGTTTGTTTCTATCATTACCTCTACCAAGACCTTGTAAACCTGTAACGATCTTAGGTTTTACTAAATCATCAGGAAGCTTGGGTACTTTACCTGCCCTTACTAGCATGTGCATACGTCTTCTTAAGTAAGGCAGTTGAAACTCTTGGGTCAAGATACTGTAGATACCACCAAGACTATTCTCTAGTTCTTGTGCCATAAGATTTATCTCTGCTGCTGTCACTCTTTCTGCATCTCTCTGTACTGATCTTGCCATCAAGAAAGCAAACTCAAGTCTTTGTTCAATACGTTGTATAGCACTAAAGGCAACAGAGAAGTCTGCACTCTTACCAACTTGCATAACACTTATATCTGTAGCTAGTCCTTCTCGCACAGCACCATTAGGAGCCTTAGCTAAAGTTGATGCTCTTGTTACTCCATTAGGATTTACAAGAAATAAAGTCTTTGCACTTGCAGCAGCACCTTCGATTATTGCTTGCATCAAAGCTTCAAGACTAATTAAATCTCCTCTATATTCCTCAACATATCCTCTTCCATAATCTTCACCATCTACTCTTATAAATCTAAGAGGTATCCAAGGGGTTACATCTAGCTTAGATCTACCATCTGTATTAGGTATCTTCTCTCCTTTACATTCCTGATACCAGATGACATCATCATTCATACGTTTGATGTAAGTATATATATCAAGATCACTTTCCATTGTCTTAGCGTCATAGTTCTCTTTCTTCTTTATCTGTTCTAAGAAGTCAAGAGGTAACGCTTGAGGATGTACTGTTTCTTTTGTAAGTATCTCTAATACATTACCTACTTCATCTCTCTTACATACAAACTTTGATAGTGGATAAACCTTTAGTCCTTTATCTGTCAGATATAACAAGACATTACCAGATACTACAAGATGCTTAATAGCTTCAAACATAGCAACCCTGTCATTAGATATTTCTATCTGATTCATCAACGCATTTTCTATTGTGCGTAGTCCTTTATCTATTTCACTTTCAAACTCTTCTTGCCCTTGTTTTTTTATTTCAAGATCATCTATTTCTAATTTAAAAAATGCTGTGCTTGGTGGTAGCAAAGTCATTAATAATTTATTAGACAAACTATTAACACCACGACTACCAGTAGCTTGAAAAGGTGTTTTGATTCTAGCCCTAGTACCAGATGTTTGTTCTGGTATAAGGCTAGGTATCGTTAGCTTGGAAGATTCCTTGGCTTCTCTATCGTATGTTGATCTATCACTAACAAGAGTTTCATATCTACTTGCTGCTGTTGTACCTTGCTGTGAATATTCCATATTAAGGGTTTGGATAGTTTAAATTACTGGAGGAAGAACCAGTTCCACCTAACAATGGAATTTGTAATGATCTAGTACCAAGTCTTCTACCCCCTGTTGTAGCTACTGCTTTTCTTCTTCTAGGTCTAGTTCTTTTATCTCCGACTACAACTTTATCAGCAGTATCTTCTATTGCTGAATCCCTAGGTTCTGGCTTGGGTAAAGCTGGTGGTCTAGGTCTGTTATCTTGAAAAGGATTTTGGCACATAAATAATTACTCCAATACTTTGTTTGTAAGCATGGTTTCTTTTTGTCTTTTTTGCTGTTCGATTAAAAAATCTACAACGTACCTTTGACCTGCACGATACCACACTTCTCTATCAGATAAAGATAAATCAGGGTGACGATTTGGAAAAGTATTATCTAAACTATATATCAATTCGTCTGTAATTACAGGTAATTTATGATCCACAGATTTAATATAGTTATAATTATTTTATATGTTAATGTATAGATAGCAAGGATTGGTTGCCTTGCTGTACTGCTTTGAAAACCCTATGTTGGTGGTTCCTCATAGGGTTTTCTTTATGGCTTCCAAAGATTTACTTCTCCTGTCTGATAGTTATAATCACCTTCTCTTAGTATTCTTGTAAGTCTTGCATTGAGTATGGCATCAGCTAGTGTATGTCCTTTCTTTGTATAAGTCTTTGATACTTTATCCCATAGTGCTTCAACAGTATCAGGTGTATCAGCTAAGGTCTTGCTTGCTGTAACCATACCCATACCTTTAATACCTAGTATTCCGTCACCTGCATCACCAGCCATAGACATTTCAAACCAATGCCTGTTAGCTTTCTTTTCTGTAATATGTTCTATCTCTTCTGCTGCTAGTAGCTTGCAAGGAATGGTTCTCATATCCTTATCGACTGACACAATAATAGGATTGTCATACCTACCATTAGTTGCAAGTAACCCAAGTACGTCATCACCCTCAAGGTTTGGATAAGTAATACATTCATATCTTTCTTTTACTTTATTTATTGTATTTTTAAGAGCCAAAGGTTTTAGCTTACCTATCCTGTTAATCTTGTAGTCAGGAAATATCTCATGTCTAAATGTAGGGTAAGAAGTAAAGCACATGACAATATCATGCTTGCTCTCTGCAATAGTTCTATATACATCAAGTCTATTCTCTATCAAGTTAAGACAGTCTCTTACATCACTATGTAATGTATGCTCCCATTCACTCCATTGTGTGTCTTCCTGACAGGCACAACAGCTAGAGAATATCAACCAATCAGCATCAATAAGTAGTGTCATAATTAATCTCCAAAGGTGTCTTCATAAACAACTAACCGACCTGTGTTCTGGTCGTACAGTAACCTATCTACTTCTCCTGTCATACCAGTATGTCTTGACTTAAGTATCTTTAGTTGTAGTCTTGATCTTTCGTATGCTTCTCCTACTTGGTTTCGTGAAGCACCAAGAACAATGTCACTTAACTGAACCAGACTATGAGATCCTCGTAGATCAGAAACAGATATGTCTCTACCTTCCTCATGCCCTTGGCCTTGTGGTCTTCGTAGATGGCTGACAACTATCAAAGCTATATTTGTAGATTCACATAAGCTTCTAAGCTTTGTCATGGTTACATCTATAGCCCTACGTTCATTGTCTAACTCAAGACCAGACATCACTATAGATATGTGATCCAGTATTACTACCTTTACTTTATCTACTGTTGCCAGATACCTTATCTGTTCAAGCAGTACATCAGGGTCAAGACTACCAAAGTGGTTATATAAAAATAAATTTCTTGTAGATGTCAGCTTATCAAATGCAGATTTGATCTCTTCATCTGTATATCTATTGTCGTTGAGATGCAAAGGGCAGTTGAGATCTATACCAACTAATCCTTGTAATGTTCTTTGTACGGTTTCTTCTAGTCCGATATAACCTACCTTGATGTCACGTTGCAGAAAGTGATAAGCCATCTCTCTACATATAGTGCTTTTACCTGCACCGCTACCACTAGCTATCGTAAACAGTTGGCTTGGAAATAAACCTTTGGTATATTCGTTTAACTTTGGATAAGGAAAGTCTGAGATAGGTAAGCTTGTTTCTTTATTAAATAGATCCCAAGCATCAGCAGCATTAATTAAACTGTCTGGTCTTACTGGCCTAGCTTTCCATAATCTATCTTTAACAAGTTCTCCTTCATTCAGTACCAAATGTTCGTTAACATCTTTTCTATCTAGTCTTGCAATAGCAACCTTACCTTTAGGTAAGACCTCCATACATTTCTCACTAGCTTTCTCCCCTGCTTCATCATTATCAAAGCAAAGAACTATACGACAAAAACTATCTAACCATTTATAGTTTGCTGCCAGATACTTAGCTGCTGACTGCACACCTGACGGAATAGATATACAAGGAAACTTATTACCCTGTATCTGACTAGCACTCATGCAGTCAATCTCACCCTCACAACAGGTAACAAAGACTGATCCATTACTACCATGTTGTCTCCATAGATGCTGACCCCATAGTTGTACCTTTGACATATCACCAATCCATATAAATTTCTTGTCTTGAAACCTTACATGCTGTGCTACATCTTTACCGAACTGATCTTTGTAAGTAGCTACTTGAACTGGTTGTCCTCTATATTCTCCCTGTCCATAACCAAATAGTTCGCATGTCTCTTTAGTGATTCCACGTTTAGGTAGGGCTATCGGTGTCACCTTTAATAATTTAGGTGATGGCTTTCTCATTGGAATGATGTTACTCAATTTCTTTTCTTTCTTGTTTGGGTAGTAGGTGTAGTCGCAGCCCATAGTAAAGCAATGTTCATGCCCATCATCAAAGACTGCACAATTCTTTTTGCCACACTCAGGGCAAATCTTTTTATTCTTGTATTGACTCTTCATCTAAGTTACATTTGTGTTCTCTTAGGTTTACATCAACCCATGTCTTACCGTTGTAAACTCTCCATAAATCATTTATAGGATCAAAATAAATATCACCTGCTTTTGGGTTGTCAGGTATATGGTAGTTAAACATTAATACCAATCATCAGGAATAGTTTTATCGCAATATTGAAACCCATGTCTCGTACACCATTTGGCATACGAGATAGAGTTCTTAGCTTTAGATAATTTAGTCTTACTGTTTTGAAAACAGAATCTAATATCTAGTTCGGGTCTAGTCTTCTTGATGATAAGATGCTTTCTCCTATCTTCTTTTGAGAAGTACCCTTTTGTTTCAACAATAAAATTGTCGAGGATAAAATCAGGCTTGTAGCAGCAAGTAATTTCATAATCTATTTCAAGGGTTTCGTAAGTAAATACAATTTTCTTTTTGTTTAGTGTAGCTGCAAAGTCAGCTTCAAACTTACTCTTGTATTTAGAAGTCGGCTGCTGAAGTTGCAGTTCTTTTTTCTTCATAGTTAGGTTGTGCTTCTGCTTCAAAGTCTGGGCTGCCTGTCCATTCAGCGTGTCTTCTTACTATGACTTGTAAAGGTTGGCATCTGATACCGACACCATTAGCACCTGCATCATAGCCACTACACTTCATAGACATTTGACCTTCTAAAGCTGGACTGATCTTTTCATACTCTTTCTTTTCTTCCTCTGTCATAAGACGTAAGGGATCTTCATTAGCCCAAAAGGTTACAGGTGGATTAGTCCATACATCACCATTCTGTTTAACACCACCAGCCTTCTTGCTTGTTCTGATTACTAAGTAATCATCTTCAAGAAAGTAAGGCAATGATGGTTCGCCATGTTTGTTTTTTGTAAGACTAAACTTTCTGTCTGGATAGTGTTCTTTCAAAGCAGCTTTCCATCTTTCAAGTAACCCTTCTAGCTGTTCAAAGATATGTTCAACAGCATCAACCTCCTTACCCATTTGATCTTTAAGCATTGTGCCCTTCTTGATAAGACACTCTGCTTTATATTTCCTAACACCTTTGTATTCATCAGGGGTTACAAGATATGAATACCTAAAATTAGTAGGGTTAGGTGTGACTATCTTAATAGTCTCTGGCTTGAGTTCTTCCATGTTTTTTACCTTGGTTTGGTTGCTTGATAAATCGTCTATAAAAGACGTTTACTAACTATACCTTGATCTTTGCTTATGTAAATATATATGGTGCAGTCAAGACATCTGTAATGTTATACCTACCCATATCTAGTGCAGGTGGTAACTTGCTGGTATCACTTAATTGTTGTGCGGTTTGATGGTACAAATTATCTAAATTATTGTCACTATATATATCAAAGAATGTTTGTTTTACACATTGAATAAATGTTTCTAGTTCACCTGCTGGACTTCCATAGCAGTCATGTATAACACAAAATTGTTTAAGTCCTTTTTGACTAGCCTTTACTAAACTTAACTGACAATGTGCAGCATCTAAGCTATGTATATAGTTACTAGGAAATCCTTGTGACTGTCTGCGTTTATCTATCTTTGTCTGATTTGGTTCATGTATATTTAATCTGATAGTTATATTACTAAGCTTTGTCTTTATTCTCTTCACATCATTTACATAATAGTTTTGTTGTACATAGAAACCAGATGGTGAGTGCCAAGTTATAGGTTTATTCTCTTCATTAAAAGATGCAGCAGTTGTCTTTAAATAATTTAATAAGTTATAGCTCTCAGGTGTTATATATTTTACAGCTTGTTCGATAAGACTTGCTAAGTAAAAATTATTTTTATAGTTCCTAGCCATAGATATATTTTCATTTACAAAATATTTTTCTATATAGTTAGCTATACCAAATGTTGTTGAGTTGTATGGAATCATTAGCACAGGTTTCTTTATAAACTTCCTAGTCAATTTATCTTTATATCTATACCATTCTTTAGCCTGTTCATTATCTTCATTCTTTAGTAATAACAATAGAATATCAAGTACTTGTTTATATAAATCTTGTGGTTGATTTATATTTTGTAGGTTCACTTTATTAGCTAAACTCTGATCGAATGTAAGACCTGCTATATGTTGATAACCATTATTAGTTCCATCAAGGCAGCAACAATGATGTGAGATATACCCCTCTCCTACTATTTGATATTCATGCCACTCTTTACACCACCCAAGAAATTGGAATGGTTCTTTTGCCTGACCCCACAAAGCTGTATGTGCCTTTGGATCTTTATATACTTGCTCTGCTATATCAATCCCTGCTGTATATGCCCATTCTAACCTTTCCTCATAGGTATGTTTATTAAGACCCCAATGATTTGCACCACTTATTGCCAACCAATTTGCATCTTGTTTATTCTTTATCTCTGCACCCTTATGAAAGATATGTAAGGCTCTAGCAATATCATTACCTTGTGGATGGAAGTGTGCTGTTACAGGGTACATCCGACCAGTAAAGTCAAACTGGTAAACGTGAAAAAATTTTTCGCCATCATATCTTTTTGCTGTATCAATCAAGGTAAGTATTTGGTATCTCTTGACTCTATTGTGTGCGTTCATATCATGTATTAAAGAAGCTAAATATCTCCACTCCTTACGACTTTCTTTATTGGTATCTATGTCTAAAGGTTTTGTTGGTAGCTCTGCCAGTTCTCTATCGATACATGCACCTACTTCTATACGTTCTTCCCAACAATACACTAGAGTTTCAAGAACAAATTTATTTACAGTCCAAGCTGTTTGTTGAGCAAGAGACAACGCTTTTAGACTTGTTGTTAAGTCTTGTTCTTGTGCTGACTTTAAATAAGATTTGTCGTTAGTCTTGATAGCTTTTGTTTTTAATCTGTAAGTGTAGTAACCACCTTCATATATAGAAGTCCAAGGTCTAGGTTCATCTAAGCAAGGTAGGTAGATAGGATAAGCTGCTATCCTATTAGCTCTACCTTTCCTTATGTAATCCATATACACCTCAGTAAAGATAACATGAGAGGTAGTTTTATTTTTATTCCTACGATTAATAAGCTTTATCATTCTAAGCTTGAGCATTACTATCTCTATAAGCTTTAACCCGACCTTAAGTTTATTAACACGACCCCATTCTTCATAGGTATGACCCTTCTTATTCATGTGATATACCATTAATCTTTTTTTATATCCTTCGTGGTTGGTGTCTCTGGTATGGTTCTTTATATTTTCATAGTGCTTTTTATCTTGCTCTTCAAAAGATGTAAACCTTAGTTCATCTTCTAACATTTGCCCTATCTTTAAAGCTGTTTGTGTTGTAGTTTTTACCTGCGAAACATTATCTATTATCACCTTGAAAGCAATAAAAGAAACTACATCAAGGTCACTAAACTTTTTAAGAAAGATAGCAGAGACAGCTTTGGCTCCGACCTTACCGTTAAAGGCTTCTTGTATATGTTTATCTATTTCTTTTGTAAGCTTATCTAACCCTGCTTCAATAAGATTTCTAGCGTAGTAATTACAACTCTCTCTCCCCTTCTCTATGTTTCTATTTTGTTTGCTGAGTTTGTTATATGCAGCAATAGAACAAATGCTTTGCTCTAGCTCTAGTTGTTTCTTGCTTGGTTCAGACATCTATATAGTTCTCGTCAATAGGTTTTCTAAAGATGTAATAAGTATTCTCTATAAAGTTTTGATAATCTTTTTTAAAAGTAGGAAACCCACCTTTGTATTTACTCATTTTCTTAACCAATCCATAGGCTTTATTCTTTTGAAACCATGAGATGTTAGGTAAAAAAATTGGTGTAAGTTTTTTGTTTAACAAATAATCATGCACCAATTCAAGATCAGGTTTAATTAATAATACTTTTACTTGCATCAGTTCAACACCTCCTTCTTTCTTGCTTTTTGTATGTAATCGTGTAGTTCTAAAAGTTTTTTAGTAAGCGGACTTTCTAATTCTTTTTTTTCTTTTTTTCTTTGTTTCTCTACATGATGTAATGCCATTAGTATTGACCACTCTATGTCCATACATTGTCTTTCAGTAAGATCAATCTTCATCAGTTCAACACCTCCACATAACTATGTAGTGCTTTGGGTTGTAAGTGTGCATAGATCATAGTGTTCTCTATGTCTTCATGCCCTAGCCAATCTTTAACTAACAGTATCGGTACTCCTCTTTGTACTAGCCTAGACGCACAAGTATGTCGGCATAGGTGGATAGTATAAAACTTCTTATCGGCATAGCCTAGACTCCTTCTTGCACCTTGCCAGAATCCATACATTTTTGAGTAGTTAAGACTAAATAATTTATCGAAGTCTTTACAGTTGTCATAGTATTTTTTAATTATTAATTTAACTCTATCTGTCATGGGTACAGCTACAGCTTGATCGTTTTTTCTATCATTAAAATTGATTTGATTATTGTCAAAGTCAACAAATCTTTTTTCTAAATTTAGAAGTTCATTTACCCTGCAACCTAAATCAATCAAGCAAATTATAATATCTCTTGCTTCTAATTGTTCTTTAATTACTTGTAAATTATATCTTTGTACTTTAGAAACTTGATGTGGAAAATTTATCAATCTGTATTCTATAGTTTCTTTATAAATTTTATTTCCTTCAAACCAAGATAACAGTTCATCTTCCATATCTTTAGTTAGATAATGCACCTTACTGTTCTTTGTTGGTCTAGGTTTTGGCATTTTAATCATCTCTATAAATCCGTCCTCCTCCATCTCAGATAAGACGACCCTAAGATAACCCATCTTCTGATTGATAACTGCATTACTATTCTTTAATTTTTCTTTGTGATAGTCCATCATTTTATTTACTAAGGGTCTAGTAATTTTATTTACTGGTAGATCCCCAAGTGCTTTGATGTTGTGCTTCATTCCTATCAAGAAATTAGCAGCAGATTTTGTACCATTTTTCCTTCTTCGATATACAACTTTAGTTGCTTCGGAAAGTGTAGGCATTTTAGTTTTCATTGTGGTTCCTTTATTTCAATTAAGTAAATGTGTCTTAATTCTGTATTGTCTAATTGCTTTTGCATATGCTCAAAACAGAATAAAGTTTTTTGTATCTTTATTAGTTCTTGATGTTGCTCTAAATCTAAATCATCAAAGCATGACCAATCACAAACATAATCGCCTGTAGTATCTGCTATAGGCATATGAACATTATTAAATAGTTTTTGTTCTATAAGAGGGTGTGACCTAAGATCAAACCCATCAGACAACCAAAACCACCTACCATGTAAGTCTGATTTGTATGCAAAGATTTTTTTATTTTTAGTTTTCATTGTGGTTCCTCAAAGGTAAGTTTATTAGTCAGGCATTAATTCATCTATCATTTTTAGATAGCTTTGTTTATTAAAATCTACTAGGTTTTTTATTGTGTATTCCCTAGTAGAAAATCTATGACCACAAGCTAGACACTTCCTCCTCCTCCAAATGTAAGGAATAAAATCCTCTCTTTGTTGTTTGTAAGTGGGTACTGGCTTGCCTATTTTGTGACCACGTTGAGAGAGAGTAGCCCGACTGTCAAACACTTGACTTTCTAGGCTCTCACATTTAGGACACTTCATGCTTTTACCTCTTCAACAAGTCTGTATTTATGACCTAAATGGTAAATAGTTTTTGATACTTCACAGCCTACACACATAAGTTGATAAGCCATAACAGTATCAACAAGTTCTGTTATTAAAGATTCTGGTACATCTCTAACAATGACATTCTCATCTGATATTTTACAAATATGCCTACAAATTAAATCAAGTTCAGCTTCAGTAAAATAATCAAACCATTCTTCATCTCCATTCATTGTTTTTCCTCCCAAAATTTAATAAGTGTTTTTAATTCAGAGATTCTTTTCTTTGCGTTTTCTGTCTTCTCAATTTTTCTTATCTTGATTTGCTTCAACATAGCTTGAGCTTCTTTATCTAATTCTTCCATAAAGTTCATAGTTAAACCTCCAAAATAATAGACACTATCTTTCTTTTCAATAAAGATATACATTCTTTTGGATCTTTATTATGTAAGAAATTAGTGTCAATAGAAGAGCCTGTAATCCTACAGGCTCGGTGGTAAATACTCTCTAGTTCCCAGAGAGTTTGATAGGTTTTTCTTTTGGTCATGTTGTCTTTATACCAGTAGTAGCTTCAAACTTTTGTAAAGCTTTTTTATTCATCCCTCCTATGTGCCAATGATGTAAACCTTTTGGGGTTTCATCTAGCTTGTAATCGTAAACAGTAAAGTCTTTAGTCATCCATTCGACTGATACCTTTCCGTCACCATCATTAATACTAGGATTGGTATAGGTTCCCTCCCTTATGTAGTCAGGCTCCCCTAATGCGTTTACTAATGCGTCATAAGTTGTTTGAGCATAGCCCTGTAAACAAGAAAATTCCATGATGTTTAGGTTCCTTTTGTAAGTTGGTTGTAAGTCATATAAACATGACTATATCTAGTGTAATTTAAGATATTAAAAAAGTCAACCCATAAAATGCCCAAAGGTAAATTTATTAGGATGACTAGATAATTTATTTAATCGTGAAAGCCAGTTACAAAAGTGCCTTCACAATTCTTTTTTAGTTCAAGTTCTTTTCTTACTTGTTCTAAAAGTTCATAACATTCAAGACGATTTTCTCTAGCTTTTATTAAAGCTTTTTTATTATCGTCATGTTTAACTTGCATTGATTCAGATAATTTAAATTTACAACTATCAGTAGGTGTATTTAAATCTATATCTATTTTAAGATTATTAATAATCGTTAAATAAAAATCAATCTTATCTTCTAATAGTGTTTCTATTAGTTTTAAGTTTTGTTTGTTAAATTCCATAGTGGTTCCTAATAAGGTTGATAATAAGAGACTTGTTTAGAGTCTCTTTTACAGGCTCCTAAGAGCCTATAAGAGAGAGTCTTAATTACTGCTCACCTACTACAAGATCAGCAGCTTTAACAGCATTAGAGAATACTTTCATAAGGTTAGAAGCTTTACCATCAAGAGCCTTAATCCAAGAATCAAAATATGCTACGTGGTTCTGAGTATCGCAGCTAATTTGTAGCCTATTGGTTATGAGCATGCTGGAAAATTCCGCCCGTAATTCTTCTAATGAATAGAGTTTAGATCCAAAAGGATTACCTATTGGTAAATCTAATCTTGTTTTATGTGCTGTTGAATGGGCAAGCTCATGAGCCAAGGTAGCAAGGTAAGCTTCATCATTATCAAATGATTCCCTTCTTGGCATGTTCACAAAGTCCGTAGAGCTTCTATAAAAGGCTCTATTCCCTGCGTGATGCAATCCACCCTCTAAGCCTTTTGAGTATGTCATAAGGCGTTCTAAGGCTTGCTTGCATCTATCCTCTAAAGGCCTAGCAGATTTAATACTTTGATTCTTAAACTCTGCTAACTTTGCGTCAAGTTTATCTTGGCTCTTTTGGTCTTTACCTTCAATATCTGAAACATTAAAGACAGTAGCTCCTTTAAAGCTAACCTTCATAATAAATTCCTGATTACCTTCTTTATCAAGTTTTGGTGAACCATCTTCATTTGTAAGGTCAATCTTAAATGGATTAGGTCTCAAAATTCTTGCAGCCTTAGATCCCTTTTTAACTGTCCATCCTTGCTCTTTAGCTTGGCCGTAGCCTATCCATAAAGGTAAGTCTTGACCTTTAGACCACATATAAAGCTCTAAGATAATTGGATTAGATCCTGTGTAATGATGACCAGTTAAAAAGTTTTGATGAATACCTTGGTTATCAGGTTTCCAAGGCTTACGCCAAGGACTAATATCTGAAGTCCTATTTTCAAGAGCGTTGATAACATCCTTAAGAATTTCTTCCTCTACTTTTACTCTTGGTTTCTTTGATGTAAATGTCATGGTTTTGGTTGTTTGGTTTGTACTGATTAGTTAGCTGGTTTACTAACTGTTTTTAATATACCAACATATTCTGGTATTTGTAAAGTATTTGTTTATTGATTTCTTCTGATCCCTTGGTATTACTTAGTAATTACTTCTTAACACTTTGTTGTATTATACTCCCCTAGCGATAATATGAAAATGAATACATCTAAACAAGAAAAATAAGACCAGATACACTAAGAATAATATAAGATATATTATGAAACACTAGTTATATCAATGGTTTTAATAGGATTAGACTATTATTTTTATATTTTTGTGACAGGCTAGGGGTAAAATTTATTTTCTATATACGTATAACCCCTTCAAATTTTTGCTCCTAATTTTTTTGGGGTAGTATCATGCAGCAGCAGGTCAAGGATCCTTCCCCCTAGTGGAATCCTAAGTATATTCTTAATGTAATCTTAGTGAGTAGAGGTTGTTTTTTCTCCTATAGTGGTCCCTAATAGAGATCGCTTATGAAACCTTGGTTTTGGGAGTTGGTATTTCTTATTTGTTGAGGAGTCATACCCATAGCAGTCTGAGAGATGGTGTTGTTTAGTAAGGAGGACCAGTTATCAGTATGTATTGAGAGAAGTTCATCTTGCCTTCTAGCCATGTTTAAGTCTTCATTTTGAGCCATGTAGTCAGTCCAGTAGGCAACTGCACCTGCAAGGGAATCAACGAGATCATCATGTACTAGGGAACCTCTGTGGCGAGAGATGCGTGACAGTTGGTAAACGAGTTGAAGTTTGAGTCTTCTTTCTGGAGTTTCTTGAGGGTTGGATCTGAAGTCTTTTTCTATTACTTTGCGGTCAATTATTAGACGGTGAGAGTTCATAACAGGTTCAAGGGTATCAATTATTCGTAGTTCTTTGGTCTTGTTATTTCTAATGTCTTCAATTTGGCAAGGGTGTATGCGAGATATGAATGGTTTTAGTAGTTCAGCAAACATACCACCTCCGAAGTTTTGTTCAATGAGGATAGTATTAATATTATTTTCCTTAGCCAGTCTAGATATTTTAAGCAGAACAGGGTCTGTATAACCCCCAGACAGCCCTAAACACTCAGTTACGTATAAATTACCGTTGAGCATCTTAACGCAGCTTATAGCGGTCTGATCCTTACCCTTTCCTGAAGGGTCAACAAACATAACTGAGCCTGTATATTCTATGAAATCACCAAATTCTTGTGCAGGTCTATGAAATCTGTCACCATTGAAGCCTACGCAGGGTAGATCTTGTATTACATATTCGGGATTATTAGACCAGATAACTTTTTCTGGTGCAAATTCTTTGTTGATAGAAGCAATTACTAGGTCGTTTATTTTTAATGGGTATCTATCTTGGTCTGAAAGGGTGGTATCTAGTTGGAATTGTAGATTAAACCCAGAACGTCCGTAGGAAGCTTCACGTTCCATTAGATCCTGTGCAGAGAACCTTATAGGATCTACAGGATCTTTAGGCTTTACAAGACCTTCTAGGAGTTCTTTTTGGATTTTGGGAGCAAGTCTATCTCCGTAGTTGTTTTTAAGTTCTGGGTATCTAGCAGTCCAGATTCTAGTTTCATATCCACGTTCTTCTAAGGTTAGATATACAGAATTTTCTACCTGTGGTGTACCAAGGAAGGTAATTTTGCCATTTGGTTTTAGTATTGCTTCAAATTCTTTTACAGCTTCCGATAGCTTGTCTCTCATAGGTTGGGTAAAAGAATTATTGGGTACTTCTACGTCATCAGCGATAACTTCATCAGCCCTAGCACCAGACATCTGCCCTAAGACCCCTCTGGACGAACAGGAAGGTGCATGATCGGCTTGTGCTGGTCTTACATCAAAACTTACCTTACTGTTTCTCTGATCGTCTCTGGGGATCAATGGAGAGAGTATAGGCATTTCATTGATAAGACGCATAGTGAAGGTAGTAAAATTATCTGCTCTGTCTTTACTGGCTGAGACAACTAAGAATTTAAGTTGTGGATTCATACGAAGTCTCCACACTACATAGGTAGAAGTAATCCAACTCTTACCTACACCTCTAAATCCTTGTATGATCTTACGTCTAGCACCATATTGTAGGTATTCAGCTATGTCTAACTGAACTGGTGTAGGGTCTGGTAGGTTTAGATGTCTCCAAGTAACGATTAAGAAATATCTAAAATCTTGTAGTTTTTCTGGTAAGGGGTGCAATTATCAATCAGCTAAAGGTACAGCATCTAGGTCTGGAAGATTTAACATTAGTTCTTCCATAGGATTTTTTTCTACAGGAATACATTCAACACCATTATCTTTTAAAAACTGTCTAGCTACATTTAGATCCCCTGCTTTTGCATCACCACTTTTAACCTTGTCTAATAATTCTTGAGCTAAGACTAGGTGTAACTGTTCTAATAATTTAAAATTCTTATCCATAGTTAGCTGTATTTATGAATTAATATAATCACTTTTTAGGTCTTTTGCCAAACAAGACATAGTGAATCTTATTGAAAATATTACTTTGTTTATACTTACGAAGCTTGTGTTCTGCTCGAAAGCATTTACTTTCTGATTCTGCCATACGAGTAAGAGCAGCAGTAAGCAATAGATCTTGTAGTCTTGAGTGTCTCACAAGATCAGAACAATGTTGTCTTAATAAAGAATCAGGTAGTTGATTTACTTCTCTAATCTTTAGTTCAATCTCAAACTCTACTTCTGGTGGTGGTTCACCTAGAAGTATATGAAAGAAGTCTTTATCTTTCATTAGTTCTGCTTAGGAAATAACTGATACTCCAACATATCTACAGCTTTATCGTCTAATGTATTTGAAGTTTGCTTACAAATAGCACGAAGCAAGTCCACTACTAATCTCTTAACAGCAGTTGTAGAGAAGAATTTTAGCAGTATTGGTTTTAAAATCTTTAACATAAAAGTAATGTGTTACTTTCCAAACATACCAAGATTTGTTAAGTTTGCCATAACTACCTATTATTAGCCTATGACGCTATCTCCCCATTATTAGGTAGTTATTTATTTATGGCAGAACAACCAAAAGAACAAAAGAAAAGTGTATGGTTCAAATTACAAGAAGCTGTACCTTGCAGAGAAGAACAATTTGAATTGGTATCACTAGGAGTCAGACTAATTTTGTTGACTTGGGCTACAGCAATGTTAAGCCTTTCATATTTAGACTTATCTAAACTAGGAATACCGCAGCAAAAGATAGATCCGACCTTTATTGCTTCGGTTTTTGTAGGACTTGCTAGTAGCTTCGGGGCTAGTATTACACAGAAAGGTGGTGAGAAAGGTAAGAATGGTACTAATGTAAAGGCTGAGTTACAGGAAGTGTTAGGTAAGACACAACTCGTTCGTATTGAAACTCCTTTAAAATTAACCTTAGATACTGATAAAAAATGAAAAAGCTATTATTGCTGTCTTTATTTTTGTTTAGTCCTGTATATGCCAATGGAGTGCCTTCTTGGACTACTGGCTCTAGTAACCGTACAGAGAATACTACTCAGACCATTACAAGATCTGTAGTAACTGAGAAATATGGGGCAGCGTTAAATACTTGGGAAGCATCAAACATAGAGGTTACAAGTGCTTCTAGTGGTGGTATAGCTCATTCAGACGCTATCTTTACACCAAAAACTGTAACTGCTGATTGGTCTTTGTCTATAACTACAAGGGCTGCTAATCAAATGACTGAAAAAATTACACAGAATGATTCGATTACGACTACTAGCGTTATCACTTCTTTGTCTGTCTTTAGTCAGTAATAAAGCAAGAGCCGAAGGCGATACTAATGTACAGGCTCAACCTAATGCTGTAGGTAATTCATCAATAATTAATCAGAATATGAATATCAATAATGGAATGACAGGCAAACAACAGTTTGGGAACTTGGTTTGCAGTCAACCTACTATGGCTGTAACTCCTTTCTATACAGGTAATGATGCTCAAGGTGAAGAAACTTATAGCATCAATGAAGGTTGGGGAGTGCAAATGAGTTTTATGATCCCATTAGGCGGTAGTAATCAAACGTGTGAGGATCTAGCAAAAGTAAAACTAAACTTAGCCAAAGAAGAATTAAGCAAGCAAGTGCATGATAAGCAATTAGTGAGAGTTTTAAAGTGTTCACAGCTTCATGCAAGCGGTTATATGATTAATCCTAAATCACCTTATGCAAACCTTTGTAGTGATGTAATAAATATAAGAAGTTATGTAAAAGCTAATCCAAATCTTTTTAAGACAAAAAAATAAGCCCACATTGACTAATACAGAACGGTGGCTGTTTTATCAGCACGATGTAAAAGTTGTAAGCTTAAAAACAAAGGATCATCTTCGGTCAGAGGTTAAATTTAATTAACTTGCCTACAGCTTCCTTTGTTTAGTAGAGGCATTGTCAACCTAGTCCGTTAGGATTTCGGGGAGTACCTCGTATTAGTTATTGTAGCTTATCTTTTTTCTTTGTCATATTTTCTTTAACATTTGCTACTTCCTTCTTCAAAACCTTAGTGAATATCTTTTTCATTATCTTTTTAAGTTGGCCTATTAGACTCTGTAGTACTATTGAACCACTTACCGCTAAAGTTGCACTTACACCGCTAGAAATTACTGACGAAGCTATGATTTCTGGGGCTGGTACAGGAAAGTCATAATTAAAAAATGGTATATTGAAAGTAGCTACAGTTTCTAATGAAGTATTTTCTAAGTTTTGTGGGAGGTTCGTTGGTATCGCTTCTGGCTTTATACCTGTTACTTCCTCGTCTTGCTCCTTTTCTTCTGAAGAAGTATTTGCCTTCTCTTCTGCCAAACCCGACTGAACTTGTTCCAGACTCGGTAAAAGAACTGGATCTAAATAAGGTATCTCCGCTTGGGGAGGGTAAAAAATTGTTTTAGGAGGATTGAGTATATAGTTTGTATCTGGTAAGTTTGGTAAGTATATTTCGTCCATATTATGAGAGAAGCTTTTGCTAAAGCATTAGTGCCTGTAACCATAATAACTTTTGTAGGAATTATGGCACTAGCACCTTTGTACGTCACAATATCAATGATGACTAGAACTTATACTTCAAACCAACCTTAGTTCCGTAGCTGTTTGTATCGTCAGTAACAACAGATAGCTCACCATATACATCAATATTTTTTGATACAACTACAGAACCACCAGCTTTACCAGAAAAGTTTGTTTCTGAATCTGCTCCATCTGGGTTGTTTAGATATGCACCACCTTGAACGTAGTAGCTACCAAAAGCATTGCCATTTTCATAACCAAGATGTAAGTCAGTACCAGACCCAGTAAAGTCTTTACCTGTATAAGAACCATTGTTCTCTACGTTTAAATAGAAACCAGCAAACGCAGGTGTTGATAGTGCTGAAGCAGCAGCTATTGTTAATACTTTTTTAAGCATAATTACTTAGAATAAAGCTCAATAATAGTCGTTTTTATTTAAAAATCAAGCAAATTAATCAGCAGCTACTATGCTGCTATCTCCTGTACTGTTATCCAGCTGAGTCCACGTTCTCTTGATGCGTAATTTGCATCATCTACACTTCTATTATAATAATACGTTCCTGTCCCATCATTATTTCCAATCTGTACAGTATAAGTAACAGCACTTGTTGTATTTGGAGAATCTAAATAACCAGAACAATGTGCGAACTCAGGAGTGTCGCCCCTATTTACATAATCGGGAGTTCTAAGAGGTTGAGTAAAAACACCAATCCTGTTACCAGCTGCCGTACCAGCTATAGATGTTGTTGCACCTCCAGATATTGCTCTTTTCAAAACAAAATAATAAACTTGTGGCCCAGAAGATGTTTCCCCCATTTGGTGAAAAGAAACGAGTATTTTACTATTTGTTGCTGAAGGAGTTATAGATACACTTTGATTAGGTATATCAACAGGTGTGCTTTGACTTCCAATACTTAAACTACCAGCAGAATCTTGAGTTGAGTTTGTTACTACTTGAAGAAGTTTACCTCCTCCGAAACCTGTAGCAGTTCCAGAACAGGTTGCATTAGCAGGGAAGGTAACATTACCTGATCCATCCATAGTAATGGCATCTGCTGTTGCAGAAGTGGATCTTATAGCATTGGTAATTAAACGACTCATGGTTTTGGATTAGCGTCCTTAACAGCTTTGATATGAGTAGCC